ACAGAACTTCTGCTTCTGAATACATTACAGTAAAAAATATTTTCAAGAGAGTCAAGATCAGAGATGATCTTCAAAGTAGTTTTACTGTCTTTAACAAATATCAAATTTCTGATGGTGTAAGACCGGAGCAAGTAGCAGAAGAACTTTATGGATCTCAAAATCTTGATTGGGTCGTATTAATCTCTGCAGGTATTACTAACGTTAGAGATCAATGGCCATTATCAAGTAGAGACATTTATGAATATGCAGAAAAAATTTATGGTTCATCCATGAATGATGTTCATCATTATGAAACTATAGAAGTTAAAGATTCAACAGATCGTTTAATCTTACCCAAGGGAAAAGTTGTAGATTATAATTTTAAATTACCTAGACCAGAGATTGATTCATCAGTCAATCGATCTTATGTAGAATATTATGATTCTGGACTACAAGAAATGGTTAAAAAGTTTGATATTGTGGTGAGTGTGACTAATTATGAATATGAAGAAATTAAAAATGAAAAGAAAAGAGGAATTTATGTGCTCAGAAAAGGTTACTTACAACAATTCCTCAATGATAGTCGTCGTCTGATGCTATATTCACAATCATCACAGTATATCAATGATAAGTTGAAGAGAGGTGACAATATTAGGATAAAATCACCATAAAAGGGAGGACCCTTGACCTCCCCCATATTATAGTACAGAATCAGTCTTCCGCCAATTTTGCGAAATATGACAATGCGTCATCGTCGTCATCTTCTTCAACCGAAGGAGAACGGCGAGTAGGTTTCAGAGAAGATAGTTCCTGGCGAAGGTCATCGTCTAGTTCACGAACTGAACCACGAGTATCATCTTCGTCCTCAACTTCTTCATCAAGACGCACAGAAGACTTAGAACCCAGAACGGAATCAAGGCGACGCTTGAGTTCATCATAAGTCTTAAACTGATCAGGAGCAACGAGTTCGGCAAGAGAATATTGCTTCTTCCAGATTGCTTCCATTGCGTCATCATCATTCAAAAGAGGACCAGGATTTGCAAACTCACTGGAATCATAGTTACGATAACCAGCGACATTCTTCGCTTTCAATTTGAAGTTAGCACCCTGCCAAAAGTCAAATGCATTGATAGGAGTTTCGTCCTCATATTCAGGTTGCATTGCTTCCATAATCTTATCAAAGATCTTTTTACCATACTTGTAGAGGAAGACTTTACCTTCGTTTTCAGGATTAGCAGGATCCTTTACAACGTAGATGTTAGAAATATATGTCAGTTTACGTTTCTGCTTACGAGCAAGTTCTTTACCAGCATCAGTACCATTGTTCCAGAGCAGAGTATTATACTCAGACACTGGATCCTTCTGTCCCAGAGTCGTGAGACTGTTTTCGATATACCAACCGCCAGGACCTTGAAATGCGTGACTGTAGAGTTTTACAAACGGAAGGTCCTCACCATCAGGAGCAGGAAGGAAACGAATAACGGCATATCCATTACCGCTTTTATCTACATCTAGTTTCCAGACACGTTCGTCAGAAGAACCACTAGTAGTATTCATTTTTTCAACTTCTTTCACCAGTTTTTCGGTGAGAGATCCAAGTTTAGATTGTTTTTTAAGATCGGCAAAGCCCATTTAGATTACCTCGGATAAATTGGATTCGGGGGATTACTTAGATATTATAACAGAAGTGACCTTAACGGTCAACAAACTGCTTTAAGGATTCGATTGTTTTATCCATACTCTTAAACAAAAGACTCATATCAGTCTCTGGTGGAAAACCCATCAGAGCAACTGACTTACGAAGATTCTCTTTCATCTCAACTGCTTGTGGGTCATCTGAAAGAGATAAGCGAGTATACATTACCCGTTGCTTTTCAAGGAGCATTTGTAGTTTTTCAATGTGTTCTAGTTTATCTTCACGGGACATTCCACCAAAAGTAAGAATACTTCCGTAAATATCTTCTTGTAACTTATTGATTTCTTTCAGTTCTTCTTGAATAATATCAGAGTCGAAAAAGTTACTCATTTATAATTTCTCGTAAAATTTTTTTAAACTGGAATACGTCAATATTTAGGAACGGCGAGTACTTTAATATTTTCAAACTTACGGTTTCCCATACCGGATCTAGAAGTTTCTTATCAAAGGTCTTTGAGAAACCAAATATTTTGTCGTAGATGACTAAGGTTTCTAGCGACAATCGCCCGCTTAGAAACTTTTTTAGGACTGGTGGATGTCCCTTTGAACAACTCAAAGCATCCTCTAATTTTGTCTCCGAGAACAATTCGCTGCTTTGTTCTTTGAATAAGTAAGTCAAACTCTGTTGGCGTCTCATCCATTCTTGATATGTTTTTTCTCCAGAATTTATAATTGATCCAATCCATAAATTTTGTGGGTTGTCTGCGGATACAAAGTTTGATACAAGAAAATCTACGACTTCTTTGTCGTTATATTTGCGACTAGTCTTCTCGAACCAGTATTTATCGGTCCTCTTGTTAAAAGAAGTCATACTGGCACGAGTCTTCGCACCATACTTAAAGAAATCGTATTTTGGGTTTGTGAAATGATTTTTAAGTGACAGATAATGTTGATAAGTTTCAAAAGGCGTCACAATCATAAAGGCAATTTTGCTCTCGATGTCCGTTTCATAAAGTTAAGACGAGTCGCGTCCCACTTTAACTTTTCTTTAAGTGGTTTTGAAATCAATTTTGTTATCGAGTCTACTTCTAGACTATTAATTTCACAGTAATGCACGATTGCATCAATATAATTGAAGTTTTCGGTCGCAACAATGTGTTCAATCTCAAGAGCAAACTTGGAAGGAGTTAAAAACTTATTCTCAATGACTTGTTCTAGTTCTTTATCTGGTTCCATATTCTGCGAGTTTATCTCTAACAAATGTTCTAATATATTCGGTAAGTAGTTTGATGTACTTTGATTTGTCTCTTTCTTCATAAATGACACATTCTCCATTTTCACAAGCCATAATGATTACAAGTTTTTTGACTGAAATACCAGTCAATTCGTACAGCATACACCCATATGCCATACACTGAACAAAATAATGTTCAATCCACTCTCGTGGTTTTGGTTTTTTAGAAGTCTTAAAGTCAATTATTGCTAATTCACCATCAAACTCTGCAATACAATCTACTGTACCTGCGATTCCTAATTTTTTACTGTATAGAGACCCTTCTAGGGAATGAATATTATTTATACGATTTAGATTCGTCTTCGCAATCTTAAAAAGAAAATCCGGAAGTGGCGATACAGGCGGGAGATCTTTATTATGAAGATAATTCTCCACGAGAGTATGCATATCCGTGCCACGATTTGTAGCCGCCTTAGTAATTTTTTGTGCCTCTTCTTCACCAACTTTTTTACGCCACTTAACGAATATTTCACGATTAAAATGACTCGTAACAGAAGTAATAGAAACTAGTTTTAAAAATTCATCTTTATCAGGCACTTTATAGTACCTGACCCCATCGATTGTTTCACGCTCCAACTGTGGAAGTTCAATATCAATATGTTTAAACATCAAAAACCAGCATCTATTTTTGCAGTAATGTATTCTTTAACAAGTCCAGAACGAACAATATCATCTACACCAAACTCAATTATATCAAAAGATGGCATTTTACGCAAGATTGACATAAAATCTACAATACCATTACGCTCATTTGTTTTTACAAGGTCTGATTGAGTTGCATCTCCACAAAAACAAATTTTGGTATTTTCACCCACACGAGTAATAATAGAATCTAATTCGTGAAAGTTTAGATTTTGAAACTCATCTACTATAATAATAGCATTATCAAGAGTTGTTCCACGAAGAAAAGAAGTTGACCAGAACTTAATAGTTTCTTGTGCTTTCAAATTTCCATAAAGCATCTCAAAGTCAGCATCACTCGGCATCTGAAACATATACTTCACCATATTCTTATAGGGAATTTGGTAAATATCTGCTTTATCATCATGTGTCCCAGGAAGGAACCCAATCTCACGAGTTGCAACTAAAGATCGAACCAAATAAATCTTTTCATAAGGAGTTCTTTCTTCCAGAACATCTTGAAGGGCATTATAAAGAGTAATAAAAGTTTTACCAGTTCCAGCACAACCATAAGCAACTACATGCTTTCCTATAGAATAAGAATCAAAAAGACGTTTTTGATTGTCTGTAAGTGGATCTATATCAATTAAATATTCAGAGCTTAATGGTTTTTTACGCTTCATTTGCTTTGCAGTAAGACCAACACCAATTGGTTGATCTATGTTTCCTCGTTTTCTTCTTGCCATAGGTAATTAAATTTTTTTTACAGTTGATCCAGGCATCTTTGCTGCACGACCGAGTACATCATTCCACCCAGGATTTTTTTGAATGAGTTTGTTTTGCCAATCTCCAACTTCTCCTGGAGAAGCACATCCTTCAGACCAATCTCTCTTCCATTCAGGATTATTTTTGTACCATTGAGTAATTTCATGAACGCTCATTTCTATTACTCTTTTTTCTCCTGTTTCTACATGAATAATTGGATAAATTGCCATAAAATTAAAAAATCAGGATAAAAATATTTATTATGGACTCAAACGTGCTTTATGAAGACGTTTTTCCTCATAATAATTCCACACATTTGGAGACCATTTTTGAACCAACGGAGAAAGTTGTTCACAAAGTGCTTGAATTTCCAGTTGAGCATCCATCTTTGCTCTCAGATCCATAAAGTGTAGAACAGAACGAAGATTAAAGGAGACCACAAAGTTCTGACGAATTGCTTGTGCTAGATAATCACGAATATGCTCTTCACACATTCCTTTGTTGTATTTGTCTCTGTAACGAACACAACCTTCGTAGATAAAATCTAGTTCGTCATTATAATCGGCAAGAGTCCAGTCATACTTTTTACCATAACGATTAGTATAAAACCCAGGAGGACGGACATAGAATACGTCATCTGGTTTAAGTTCTCCATTTGCAACTTTAATCACTCTCTTTCCAGTGTAACGCTGAGACTGAACATCAAACGTAATACCCACTCTATGAGTCCTTGCTTGCATTGCAACGTTATGAACATACCCAGACACCGAAAAAGTAATTGCGGGGTGTTCTAGCGGTCCCCAGTGCCCTTTGTCGTTACTTAAAAGACGCTCCACAATCCATTCACCACACTGGGAGTTAGAAGGGATTTCTTGCTCTTGAATCGGAGTTTCGGAGTAGTCACACTTTGCTGCCTGATAAACAACTTGTTCTGGAAGAGCATAACACTGGAGCATTGAAACTTGTAGATTTTTATCCAGTTCAAGAAGGTCTTTTGCTTTAATTGGTTTCATTTTTTTCCAAATCCTTTTGATGTTTTTGCTTCAAATTCTGCAAGTTCTTGCTTCACGACTCGCAGTTGTTGTTTTATTTCAACAATTTGTTCTGTTGAAAATAAGTGCTCTTGCTTTAACATTCTTTCCAACAGTTTAACTAGTTGTTTCGCTCTGTTCATTCAGAATCCTCAAAAATTTCATCATAATCTAACTCTTTTGGTTGAATATCATCATACTTATAAGCAGAGACATCCGAATAGACTTCTGCTTTTAAGGAATCAACTGCGATTTCTAGATTACGAATCAGCAACTTTAATTTGTCTTTATCCATAAAATATTTCTTTTTCAGTATTTTAACATAAAAAAAGAGGAGTAGTCAACTCCTCTTATTGTAAATTGGTTCAAATTCAAAAACTTGCTCAAACCACTCCCGAAGATGTATTCGGTAACAAGACCAGTATTTACATCCACGATAGGTTAAAAGATAACAGGCAGGTTCCCTATTATCTTTATCCATATCATCCCAGTGGTAATGGTAGTGTTCCATTACTTATATAGGAATTGAATAAATGTAGAAAATGCTACAATAGTTACGACTGATACGATTGAAATTTGAGCAATAATCATCACTTTGCTCCAACTAGTTGTGCTAGTTGTGCTTGATGACGACGTTCTTCTTTTTGTTTTTGGTCTTTGATAAGTTGTAAGAAGTTAAGTTTTTTCATCACTTTGACTCCTTTACAAACTTAACTCCACGATAAGTTTCGTTGTATTGTTGGGGTTCTTGTTGCTGTTGTGCCTGTGCTTGGCGACGAACTTCGGTGTCATAAGCAACACCACGATAAACGACTTGACTCATTGTTTTTGCTCCTTAGAAATGAGAGGTTTAATTCCCGTTCCTTTGGGCGGCGTTTCCGTTCGCTACTTGCAAATAGCGAATGAACGAATTTGCGTTCCGCGTCGTCCTACTTGCGTCCAGATTTTCTGGATGAACGTAAGGTCATTATAGACCTATTATCTTATATAGTCAACTAATATTGTATAATGTGTTACAATTTTAAAAAACCTTCGCGTGAGAAAATTTTGGCGAATTTTTTTTACCCGATCTGGGAAATCACTTTCGCTTTTTCTTTTCAGGCGACTTAAGACCCCAGAGTTTTGGATTAGCTCTACCATATCCCCAGTCAATATCCTTGAGATTTTCACGAAACTTATCCCAGTACATATCAAATAGTTTAACTCTAGAACCTCTTGTAAGATCAAAACAAATCTTACCTTCTACAAGATACTTGATAATGTAAGCATCATTCGGAGCATCTTTAGTGCATACTTCGGCATAAGATCCATCTTGAATCAAGATATCACAACCATATCGTGATTTACAAGTTTCTTTTTCCGCTGGAGTCCAATGGTCCATATGCTTCTCTGCATTTTGTGCTCTTTCTACAACATCACGAAGTTTACTCATACTCAAGAACGACCTCCCCACCGAATATCTGGATATGCTTCAGAAACAATTTCTTTCGTAATTTTATATTTAGTATCTAGTTTTTTATCTTTTACAAGACAGACAATTTCTGCTTCCAGAGGATGAAGACCTTGAAGTAAATTGATAAACATAGTTTCTCTACGAAGAGAACTTAATCCATCATTACCACCTTTCACAAAATTATAAAACTTTTCGTATTCTTTACGAATGGAAGAACGTCCTTGATCTTGAGAACCTAATGAATTAGTTCTAAGTTCTTGCATTTTATCTACCGCATCTGCAATTTTTTCACTCAAAGTTCCACTGAATGAATCCATTTCATCAACAGCAGCATAAGGAACATCACCAGGAGGAAGAACAGAAATGACTGAATCATCAAAGTTCCAAATAAAAATTGCTTTTAAGCAAGGATGTTCAAATTTTCTGAGTGCTTCCACCTTTTTAACATTACTTCTTTGCTTTACAACAACATTCAAAATCTCAAATACGAATGGATTTGCTGGAAGATCTGGAATTGGTTGTGAAGTATCCTTTGATTTTGTGGTAGTTTGTCTTTTAATAGTTGTCTTTGCTTTTGTCGTAGTCATATGATTAACAGAATGTTGAATTATGTTGAAGTTATTTATTGATTATTATTCACCCTCTTCGACTTCAAAATCATTTTCAAAATATCCAGATTCAAAACGAACTGAAACAATTTCCTCATCAATTAAGTCACCATCTTTATCATAAAACTCCGGATGGTATGCAATTTGTTTTGGACCTTCTTGATGGGTCATCATATATTCCCTGGCAACCCAACCAAGAACTACACCCACTATCAGAAACAATATAGTTATGAATGAACCGATAACTAGACTAACTGCTAACATTTTCTTTCTCCGGGGAAACTACTTTTTCTTCCTTATTTTTAAGGAAAGTTCAAAATAGATAGTTACTTCCCGATTCAGAAAGCAAACTATCTTCTCAAAGATAATATGGAATGGTTGAGTTTGCTTTCTTTTACCTCCATAAAGAATAAAATCAAGTCCACGATTTGGTGAGATACTGTTATTTATATTAGACATCATACCATCTTTTTTTGCTTAAGAAAATTAACAGTATCTCTACATCCACCTATTTTTTCATTTTCACAAATAACTTGAGGAAATGTAGCCCCATCTCCAAATTTAAAATAAAATTCTTCCTTAGTAAAATGCTCACCCAAATTATAAACTACAAATCTATTCCCCGTCAATTCAAGAACTTTTTTAACCTGATAGCAGTATGGACAATTATCTTTAGAGTATATTGTAAAATTCATTAATATTTTTATATTGTGTTGTGTTGTAATATTATAACAGATTTTATAAAATTTTAAAAGAGACCAAATGGAAGTTGATTAAGTCCTTTACTAGATAGTCCGCTTGGCATAGGAGTTTTCATTGCGGTTAAAGAATCCTTTTCCTTCTTCGCATCTTTTAGTTCTAATTCATAAAGTCTTTCTTCCATAACTTCGATAGACGCATGAAGATTTGTTAGATATTCGGCAAGAGTGCTTTTATTTTTTACTACTTTTTTAATTTCTTCAAAAAGTTCTTTTTCCTTTTTTTCAACTTCTAGTTGATCAGAATCAATAGTATTATTTTTTACCATATAATGATCAGCAATTGCACGAGTATCATCCAAATCAACACCATCAAGAATATGAGAAACTTCTTCTTGAGGTTGTTGTGGTTCTTCTGCGTAAGTAATTTTATGAATTACTTCACCGATTGGCATTTCATCTTTCATTAGATTTCCGGATAATCAAACAACATTTCTGAAATATATTTATCGGCATATTCCCTATCAAATATACTTTCTAAAACTCTTCTAGTTTTGTTATTTTGCCTTTGCTTTTCACAATAATACTTGTGTCCATTATAGTTGTTTAAAATATTATCAGAGTTTGCTTTAGTATTATGCGAAATGGCACAATGAAAATTCAAATATGTAAATGCGGTATTTATGAATTTATCATATTCATCTTCTGTTGGTTTAACAAATACACAATATTCAGAAAAAACATCACCCCATTCGGGCATTTTTTTATCTTCCTCAAATATAGTTTCGACAATATTAAGAATCTTATAATCTTCAGGAAGACTTCTATCCTCTCTAATAGAACTAATATCTACAATTGCAGCACCGACTGATTTAGAAGAAGCAACAACATCTGCACCAAAGATAGGAATATCATACTCGTATCTAGGATACATGTTTGTGTGTAAAATATCAAGTCCAGACTTCATCTGAGCAACTTCAAGATGAATTTTTCTAAATTTTTCAGTTTCCCAAACATAGTTTTCAATATAAACTTCTTCTTCACCATCTACTGATTTTTCGACTCTTCCAAATTCTTCTGGAATTTCTATCTCGGTTAAATCTGTGAAGTGACCTCCCCAACTATCTAAAATTGATTCGGCAAGATCTTGAATTAATGGATGTAAGTCTCTCATTTTTTTAATACAAATACAGTTCTGTTAATGAATTTAAAACAAATAATTGATAATTTTTATTCTCATCTCCCTTTTCCCAAACGTAACCTTTTAGAAACATAATGTAATTTAAAGAATCTTCAAAATCGTCTGTATAAACTTTACCATAAACATAATCATCATGGTACTCTTCAACTTCCAAATATACTGGAACTTTACGAATAAAAAATTTTAATTTGTCTCGGGCACGAATACCATAAAGTTTTTCTCTTTCATCTGATGAATTAGGGGAAGGTGGATGTATATCAGTCATTATAACAGTTTTTTTCAAATATACACCCATACCCAAATTAATAACACACTCAAAAGAAGAACCATCAAATACCTCAAGAACTCTGCTTATTTGGTATTTGTACATACAATTTATTAATCTCTAAACATATATTTAACAATATTTACTGTTTCATCAGATACAGACTTCATTTCTTTAACTATTTCAGGATCGATTAAATCTGGATGATACCACCAATCTTCAAATGGACTATTATCATTTGGAGATACATTGGCAACTAACATTTCATATCCCATCATATTCAAATACCTTCTAGACTTATCACGATAAGAACTACTCATATCTAGATAGTGATTATGATCATATGTGATAATCGCAAACCTATATTTATCCAGAGGAATTGCCAATAGACATTCAAATGTAGTTTTAGATGATTCAACATCTAATTGAAGATAATCAAAATCTGTTCCCTTATCAAACTTATCAAGTAAGTTCTCATAATCTATAGTAGTAGCATCCTGACAAATAATTTGATTTTTACGCTCTTTAGAAAACTGAGCACAAAGATCTGGAATAATCTCAACAGAAATGCCATCCCAATCATACTTAGTCTCAAGCAGTGCTGTGTTGCTTTGATAAAATGGTTGATGAGCACCAATCTCAAGATATAAACCATTCATCTTGCCCCTCGTTGCGGCAAGAATAAACATGTCTTGAAACTCCTGAGAAAAATTCTTTTCAATCTCTTCAGATCCATGGAACTTGAATCTCAATTTATTGTGGTTACACTTTTGATAGTTAATAATTTCTTCAGGAACTTCAGAAACAAATCCTAATCCAAATTGAATTAATTTATTTTGAACTTCTTCATAATGAACTTTATCGAGTTTATAATTATTTTTTATATCTTGAAGAAGACTTTTTGTCTCAGCACCTTTACCCCACCACCAAGCAGATTGTTGCTTCTCAAATAGAAGACCATATTTTCCTGGATATTCTACATCAGTGTGAAGAGGTGTGCAATCAAAATCACAGAACTCAATAGCCCATTGACAGAAAATATAAGAATCCTGCCAACATTGACGTTTTGCAGAAAATCTAGCAAGAAGATAATATGCTTCTGGTCTTCTTGGCATTACACAAAGTGCTTGTTGTAAAAGTCCTTTAGCAGTTGTATCCCTAGTTCCTTGTCTATCATAAGAATTGGAAGCATGAATTAACGCTTCATAAGCAAACAAATCATCTTCTGTTCTCTCAGCACATCTCAAAAAATATGAAAGTGCTGGTGCATTATGACGATGATATTCATACCACATACCAAGATTAAAGTTTTTAACTGGATTTTCAGTGTCTAAAGCATAATCAAGAAGTAATTGATCTAAACTAGAATTAGATACATCAACCAATATATTTGATTCTTGATATTTTTCTTTTAATGATATCTCAAGTTCATTGGGGTTTTCTTCTTTAGATGAATTTCCAAATCCCTTAGGATGAAAAGATTTTTCATCTTTTGAAATTTTAAATGATCTTTTCATTTGTAAAAGTTCCTCAATTTTTTTATTTTGACCATTATCTTTCCACCAGTTTATAACATAATCATGAGTGTAATAATGATTTCTTTTTTGCCCACCTTTTACATCTCCATCATCACCATCAAAAGTAGAAGTAAACGAAATATCTTCGACAAATAATGGGATTGTATAAACTTTACCAGATGCTGCGAATAAAATATTCTCAATAAGAGGCATAACTTCAGCATCTTTTAATTCAAGATGATAAGTTCCATCAACAATATAATTATCTATAAGATATTTTGCATAGTCTCTTTTTAAGATATAAGCAGTTGCTGCCCAATCATCCCAACATCTACCCCTCAATTTAATATCATTAAACTCTCCACGAATACAAAGCATTTGAATACATTCCCAATCTTTTGGTAGATTATCAATGAATTCACCCCAAGTAAAATTCCAATAATTTACAGTATCTAAACTCAAATCATCTTCGCAGAAAAACCCATAATCTTCTTCATTAGTATCATACCACTCTTTAATTGCTTTTAAATGCGATACGCAACACCCTTTAGTTCCATCATTAAGTTGATGCAAATACTTCCCTGTAACAATATCATTTGATTCAGAAAATCTTTTGGAAATAATAGGATTAATATTAGTAACACCATGTTCTAAAAACTGTTTTTGGAGATTAAGTTGCCGGTCTACACTCTCTTCAAGACTTACATAATATACAGTTTTTAATTCAGATAATTTTTGAACTTTTTCTTTTCTTGAAGCAAAATAATTTTGCCCATCAATATTAACCAGATTCCATTGATAAATTCTTTCGATATAATAATGATCTAAATCAGAAAATAATTTTTCGTTTTCCTCAACATTCATTTTTGCTAAAAGATATTCCAAATTCCACCTATCAGAATCGGAAGTATTTGGATCAGCGATTTTTCTTTTTACATTTTCAATATTATTATCACTACTATTTTCTCCATATCCCTCAAAATTTTCATAACGTTTTTTATCTGGATGGGGAATGTGCATAATATTAAAATTATGCTGTAATTTTTTACACTCCAATCCCATCATAGAAAGTCTTTTTGTCATTTGATCATCTTCAAACGCATAATACTTACCCATCCTCTCATCATATCCACCAACTTTCCAATAGTTTTCTCTAGTAACAAAACAAAGACCAGTAAGATATTTAAAAAATGGACTATATGTATGAGAATATTTCATCAATTCACCAACATCCATGTTATGGAAATTAACTGCATATCCTTGCAAATTTTCATTCCAATATTCATGTTCACATACATAATCATCTTGTCCACATAAGAAAGAATTACTATCAATCTTATAACATTCAAAAAATGGAAAGTAAGGATTTATAATATAGTCACAATCAACTTTGAGTATGTAATCACCAGTAGCAATACTAGCAGCTAAATTTAAAGGTTGAGGTTGATTAAAATATTTTTCATTATCAACTCTAATAATCTTAATTCTTTTATCTAATTTTGTTAGATGATTGATTGGTTCATCAGAACTCCAATCAACTATAATAATTTCTTTAATCTCATCGAATGCTAACCAAGAGTTAAGAGAAACTCTAAGAGCATTATAACGATTTTTACAAGCACAAATTACTGAAACATTCATATGGAAATCCAATTCGATAATCTTAATCCATCAGAGTCTAAATCTTCATATGGTTCTGAAAACCATTTTTGGGGGCAGATAGTTTTTTTACTTTTCGCCAACCATGATCCCCACCAACTAAAAGAACTATTTGCAATTATATGATAATCACACATACTCATTAAACAAAGATCAATATAAGGATTATTAGTCCTAATTATAACAAATCTTTTTGATTTAAAAAAGTCTTGATTTTCACACCACTCTATATCATCAGAAAAAACCAAAACAGGTAGAGACTCATCAAATTTATTTAACGCACTTTCATAATAGTCTAAATCTAAAGAGTTTAAAACATTTGACTTTAAGTAGTCTGTTCTCCTTATGTGCAAAGATATAACTTCTTGATTTAAAAAACTTTGTTTAAAATAAAAATTACTTATATCCAAATATTGTTTTTTAAATTTGAAATGTGTTCTTAATTCATCATCAACATTTTTAAAATAATTAAAGTTGCAAAAAAATCCAACAATACTTTTATTATCATGATTAGTATTAAAAAAATTTTCATCAAAATGCGTTGTTAATAAATTCCTATAGTCTTTATCAGAAGTTATATTTAAAGATGCAAAAAAATCATCCTCGAAATGAAAGTTATTTGGTGAAGAAAATTTGGGATAATAAAAGGATAATATTTTTGTAGGAATATTAAAACAATTATAAATTTCAAGATCAAGTTTAGATAATGAATATTTTAAATTATGTTTTTTACATAGCCCAACTAAACCAGAATATTGAAACATTTGATTTCCAAGTCTTCCTATAAAACCCATATGAGGAAAAGTAATCATCTTCCTAAAAACTTATACAAACAAAGACCAACAGAATCAGAACTATTAATGCCTTCTAATGTCTCAACATGTTCCCAAACTAAAGAATTACTCTCAATATACTTTCTAATTTTTAATGATTTAGTTGATGTTTGATTATCATATTTTCTAGGAACTGTTTCCCAATCATGCATCGTAAAATAACATCCAGATTGAATATAATTTTCTAATGTGATTATATCTCTCATTGCAACATCAGGATCTTCTGGACCGTCAAAAAATATATAATCTATTTTTATTTTATTTTCTATCAAATAAGAAATAAGTTCAAAAGAGTATATTTTACGATAATCAACATTTGTTTGTCTATTTAAAAATTCTGCAGAAGGACCCCTAGAAGGATCACAAGAATAAACTTTACCTTTTGAGTTACATTTTTTCATTCCTTCCGAAATATAATAAGTTCCACCACCCGATCCACATCCAATGTCTAAAACATTAGTTGGTTTTATAATTTCAGATACCCAAGTATATAACTTTAATCTTTCATAAGGTAGCATTTCAACTCCGGGATATATATTTTCTAAATGCAAATTGATTTCTGGCGATATATGCCAGGTAAATCTTTCAGTGTTTTTGGAATGTATATGCAAATTAACTAATGGATATCTTTTATTATCTTTTTCTACAAAAGGTTTATTGTCAACAATAATCGGATTTAAAATACCTTCTCCTATTTGTCTACCAACTACATGATGATTACCATACCATCCCGCAGGATGACCATTATCAGTTCCCCCAAAATATTGACCATAAGAAGAAGGATCAAATACGATTCCGTCTTCATTTGGTAGAACATTTAATCTTTTAATTAAATCTGGTCTTTTTTTATAAATTCCACCAAGAAGTTGCATTTCATTTGGCATTCCAACAGAATATTCTTTCTGCTTCTTTTCATCAAAAACTATCTCATGTAAAATATTACAAATTTCATCAATCTTATTAATATCTCCAAAATTAGAAAATCCAAAAACCATTTCATCTTCAGTATGATATGTCATAGACAAACCATCAGAATCATTAATTAAATGCTTAAATTGAGATGGTGGATGAAAAAGAAGAACATCAGAATCAAAATGGTAACAACTAGTTAAATTTAGATACTTTATACAATCTCTAACTAAAAATATTCTAAAAAGAGATGTTCTCCAAAGTTTATTATTATTCTCACCAAATAATGCCATACTCATGACTTTATTTGTTTGTTCAGAGGAAACTTCAGTAACTTTGAGTATCTCAATACCATCAATAAAAACGTTTTGATCTGTAACTAAAATTAATCTTGAGTAAGGGTCAATTTCATCAATACTTCTAAATGAATCTATTAAATGGGAAGGAATATCTCCCAAATGGCAATGAACATAATTTGACATAATTTTTTACCGTAACCATGAATGACATGATATAAAATCATGCGTTTCTCTCATATAATTTATTTGATTTTTTTCGGGTATATAAGAAAGATCTTCCCATTTTAATTGTCTTTGCTCACAAATTTGAGGATGATTAATAATCATATAATTTGCATACAAATCCCATTCACTAATAGAAGATAATTCATTATAATCAATAGAACTGAGTATACAGTCAAATATACTCATCTCGAATCTTTTTTCTATATTCTCAATCATTTCATTTAAAAATCTTTTATGAAATAACATGTGATGAGAAATAGTAGAAAATCCTATTGTTTCTTCAACTCCAAGTAATTTTTTAATTGTTTTTAAATAAGGTAGATGATATTCATCTGCTACACAATAATAAAATTTATCCTCACTAAATTTTATATCTTTTAAAAACAAAGTATCGGAATCAACTACAACATAACAATCAGTAAGTTCTGGAATACATTTAGTGGATATCAATTTTAAAAGTTGTTGATATATCCAGC